GTGCGTTGACCTATGGCCATTGCCATACGTTGGTTGACTTTCCCGCTCCAACAGAAGCCCGAAGCCTTGCAGAAGAGCGTGCGTTAAACCGCCGTCCTTACTGGATTGAAGTCGATCCAACCAAGGTGTATGGCTGGCGTTTGGATCGTGAATCCAACTACGGCAACTTGACGCAAGTGCGTATTGGTGAAAAGGCTGTTGTTCCTGACGGTGAGTTTGGGGAGAAGGTTTATGACCAAATCCGTGTCATTGAGCCGGGTCGTTATCGCGTGTATCGGCAAGAAGAGCAAAAGAAATCGATGCAAGGGAACTTCCCGTACCCCTCTTCGTTTGACCAATCAGACGCTACGGCGGAGTTTGAGCTTATTGAGTCTGGGCCGTATTCACTTGATCAAGTCCCCCTGGTCACGATCTATGCAAACAAGACGGACACAATGACAAGTCGTCCACCGTTGCTGGACATTGCTCATCTCAATCTTGCTCATTTCCAGCGTCAAGCTGACCTAATTCATAGCCTGCATATCGCATCACAACCGATGTTGGTGCTTGAGGGTTGGGATGATCAGACTAAAGATATGGCGATTAGTGTCAACTATGCGATGGCGACGCAGCCGGGAAACAAGGTCTATTACGTGGAGCCTGCCGCTAGTGCTTTTGAGGCGCAATCTGCGGAGATCCAAGAGTTACAGCAACAAATGGCGACGTTGGGTATCAGCACGCTTAGCCAACAAAAATTCGTAGCTGAATCAGCTGACGCACGACGCCTGGACCGTATCGACACAAATTCAATGTTGTCGATGGTGTCGATGGACCTGGAGTCTGGCTTGCAAAAGGCTTACAACTTGGCTGCTAATTACTTGGGTATTGAGCCACCTGAAGTGAAGATCAGCCGTGACTTTGATCTTCAGCGTCTTATTGGTCAAGACATTACGGCAATGGCTCAGCTATTCCAAGACAACATTATTGATCGCGAAGAGTTCCGCGAGATGCTGGTACAGGGTGAAATCCTGCCTACATCAGCGGAGTCGCAAGATCAGTCAGCAGAGGTACAGTAGGGGCATAACAGCTTTTTACTGTCATGGGACTTCGTTTTGAAGAGATCAATCCTCCCAAAAAAGAGGGATCTTCAGCTTCTGCTGCAAAGAAAGAAACTAAAAAAGCTAAAAGCAGTAAAGTAGAAGAGTAAATCTACTTTTCACAATGGAAGAACAAGTCATCCAGGAGACGCCCGTGGCAACTCCTGAACAGCCTGTGGCTGAGACTGCGACTTCAACCCCTGCTGTAGACGCTTCAGCGTATGAACAGCAGATCCAGGCATTAAAAAATCGTGCCAGTGAAGCCGAGGATAAATTCCAAGGCATCAAAGGCAAGCTTGATGATGTCTACAAAAAACAAGACGATCAACGTAGAAAAACGCTTGAAGACCAGGGTCAATGGAAAGACCTTTGGGAAGAGGCCAACAAAACTGCTCAAGACAAGCAACAACAAATTGCTGATCTAGAGCGTCAATTGCAAGAGCTTCGGGTTTCAAACGAAACTGCAGCGATGCAAACGTCTGCGTTGTCTGCAATTAGTCAGGCTGGAGCAATCAATGCTCAACAGATGCTGCAATTAGTGCAGAACGGTCTTAAAAAATCTGAAGATGGCAGCGTCAAAGTTCTTGACGGTGGCGTTGAACAAGACCTAGGTGTTTATTTAGCCAAGCTAAAAAATCCTGGCTCTGGCTTTGAACATCACTTCAAGCCAAGCACTCAGGCTGGGATGGGAGCTAAGCCTTCAACAGGAACTGCAGGTGCCGCAGGCATCGCAAATCCTTGGCTAGAGGGTAGTATTAACTTAACAAAGCAAATGGCTTTGGATGCTTCCGACCCTGATCTTGCAGCTGTGCTCAGGAGAGAGGCCGGTAAATAGTCCCTGTGGGACACCATCTCAAGTCTGTGACTTGATCCACCGCAAACATTATCCCTGAATAAGAAATGGCTGCTCCATTTCAGAATTATTCCGGCGGTGTCCTACTCGCGGACATCGTCAAGAGGAATAATCTCAGCACTTATGTGTCTGAGGCCATCAAAGAGCGCAGCTTGTTTATCAAGTCTGGCGCTGTCACCCGTAATTCACTGCTTGATTCCCGCTCTGGCGGTACTCGCATTCAAGTTCCTGAGTTCAATCCTGTATCTCCAACTGAGGAGATCATGGATGGCACAGCGACTTGGGGCACCAGCACTGCTGGCTATCTGACGCCACAAAAGATCGGAACTGGCACCCAGATTGCAACCATCTGCCATCGCGGTTTCGCGTATGCAGTGGATGACATTGCAATTTTGGCTGCAGGTGAAGATCCAATGCTTCACATCCGCAACCAGCTGGCTGATGCAATCAACAAGCTGAACAGCGCACGTCTGTTCTCACAGCTTGCTGGTTTGTTTGGCACTGCACTTTCTGCCAACGCTTTAGATAAAGCTGTTGCAGCAGCATCTGGTGGCGCTGAGGCTAACTTCCTTAGTGCATCCATGGTTGCTGAAGCACGTTCCAAGCTTGGAGAGCGTGGTGAAGAGCTGGACACTCTGATTGTTCATCCTTCTGTTGCTTACTACCTGTATCAGGTAGGAATGCTGACCTTCTCTACTTCAGCACTCGCCGCTAATGGCGCAGTGACCTGGGGTGGTGGTGGCGTAGGCATTGGCGCTCGCGAAGTTGGTGAGTTCGCAGGAATGCGAGTCGTTACCGACAGTGCGGTGAACACCGTTGCTCCTGGCACTGGTGGTCACCAACGTGAGTTCTACTGCTACCTGACCAAGGGTGGAACCATCCTTGAAGGTGTTCAGCAAGAGCTTCGGATTGAAGCTGATCGCAACGTCCTCTCGAAGCAAGACGTGCTTTCTGTGGATTATCACAGCACCTATCACGTGATGGGTACTAAGTGGTCTGACGCTGGTGACAACCCCACCAACGCCAACCTGGCTACCGCTAACAAGTGGGCCGCCACTTATGACATCGACCTGATCCCTATGGTTCAGTTGACTGTCAACTCTCCGCTGGATACCAGCACCATCTGATCTTGATCAGAGCAAAGGCCCTACCATTAGGTGGGGCCACCTTCTTTTTGCCTTATGGCTGCCACGATCAACGCCACACTCAAAAGCGCAACAGCCAACAGCTATGTGACGTTGGCGGAAGCAGATGCGTATTTTGAAACCGTTCCAAGCTCAACGCAGTGGGATAACAAGTCAGACGACAACAAAAACCGTTCATTGATCTCAGCAACACGCTGGATCGATACATTGAATTTCTACGGTGATCGTTGCGATGCAGACCAAGCTTTGAGCTGGCCACGCAACAATTACCACGTTGATCGAGTTGAGTTAACTTGCAGTGCTATCCCAGCAGACATTAAGTACGCTGCATTTGAGCTGGCGCGTGCATTAGCAAATGACACGGACTCGATTACAGGGACTACCGGCGATACGGGGCTATACGAAGCCGTCAAGCTCGGAGAACTCGAAGTCAAGTACAACACTTCTAGCCAAGCTACTGGAACTGTCAATAACGTATTCGACGTTTACCCTTGGCTGCAGTCTTATCTTGGTGCTTATTGTCTTGGAGGCTCTGGCTCTTATCAAGTTCGTACTGTGAGGGGTTGAAATGCCAGGAGCACTAGACAGTTTATTTAAGAACGTTGCCAAATCAGTTGTAGCTGATCTGGGCAAATCCCTTGACACGACAGTCATCTACACGCGTAAGGCATCGCCAGTGTATAACACCAGCACTGGTGCGTTAACAACAACTGATACGTCTTACTCCTTTGACGCACCAATCGAGTTTGTCGATTCTGAGGAGGAGGAAGGACGCGAAGAGCGCAAAGCAAAGCTCTACATAACCCCAGATCTTATAGGCGATAATCAACCTACGCTTGAAGACACACTCACCCTTAAGTACGCGGGGTCAAACCGGATTGCACAAATTACAGACATTCGCACGTACAAGGGTGATCAAGAGTACCTATTTATTGTTCAGGTGAGGTTCTGATGGCGGGCCGCAAAAAGGGTATCGGGCAAATCGTCACTGACCTGGAACGTCAGCTTAATGACGACTACAACGCCTTAATTCAGTTAACGGTTGAAGGCTTGAGCACAAAAGAGAACAGTCCTGTAGACACAGGCTTTTTTGCATCAAGCTGGAAAACAGGTACTCAGAAAATCCGTGCTGAGGATAAACGAAAAGATCATGCTCCATGGTCAAGCATTTATAAAACTCGCTCACTTGGCGGTAATCAATGGGTGCATACGGGCAAGAAACCAGTAGGAAGTCAAATTAAACCGCGTTTTACCATTCCAGAGTTCAACTTCAAACGTCAGCCAACGGTATACATCGGCAACACCGCTGAATACGCAGGTTACGCGCTTGAATCACCAAAAGTAGCGAACTTTATCCAGGGCGAAATGCGCTCACTGGTCCAACAAACTTTCAAGGAAAAAACACCTGGGCGTATTTTTTCTAGAACCGGATCCAGTAGCAGCGTGTTTGGTTCGTACACCAAGCTCTAAATTATGACACTTGTAAACGCCCGCGCTGCTTTTGAAAAAGCAGTTACTGACGCTGTTTCAGCTTCCGACGCCACAGTGCTTATGGTGTACGACAACGTGCGCTACACCGTACCCGGACAAAGTAAAAAGTACATTTTGATGACCATAAATTTCAACCGTTCCACCCTGCAAAACCAAGGAGCCGCGCAGGATTACTACTCTGGAGTTATTCAGTGTAACGTTTACGTGCCCAAATCTGCTGGTACGGCTGTCTTGTCGTCTATTAGCGAAGCAGTTATTGACGGGCTTACCTCAGTCAACGCTTCGGGCTACAGCGATACTTTTAATGTATCTCCGCGTGTATCCGACGTTTCCGGCCCAACTCCATTGGAGTTAGAAGACCGTTCGCATTTTGTTGGTATTATGTCCTGTCAATTCACAGCAGTTGTGTAGTATATTTAGATAAATGCTACTACTGTATGCGTGCCTCTGAGCTGCTCCGTAATAAGTTTGGCGTCAGTCAGCTGTATAAGCATGAAGTCAAAGATGGAGATGAGATTGCGCTAGAGATCTATTGGCACCCTCTTACTATTGCTGAACGCGAAGCCATTCAGAAAAAAGCGGGTTCTGACGATGCCAACGATTTTGCACTCGGAATGCTGATTGAAAAAGCACTGGACGCAGACGGTAAGCGTTTGTTCCAAGACGGCGAAAAAGCAGTGCTTAAAAACGCCGTTGAGGCCGCAGTGCTGCAAGACATTCAGCTAGCGATGCTGTCCTCTGGCGCAGAAAACAAGGTGGAGGACGCGAAAGCAGCCTTGAAAAGCCAATAGCGACTGGTATTTCATTTATTTCCTTGCCAAGGAACTAGGAACCACAGTCGTTCAGCTAACCCAACACCTGACAGTAGAAGAGCTAATCGGCTGGGCCGCTTACTTTGAGCTGCACAACGAGAAGCAGGATAAAACTGTCCAAAACGCAAAGGCCGGTGCCAGGGCACGATCAATGGGCGCACGGTAGACTGGGCCGTAAGACTTTACGTGTTGTGCTGTGGCCGCCTACGACGTAGATATTCAGCTCGCGGTAAAAAACCTAAATACTATTAAAGCGCTTAAAAAAGAGTTAGATGCTGTTGAACAAGCGCTTGAAAGAATATCAAAATTAGATACTTTTGATCCATCTGGGTTTAGAGCTAGGTCAAAAGCACGTCAAGACGAAAAAGACCAAATAAAAGATCAGATAAGACTTACAAATGATTTAAAAAGAGCGGAAAGCGCTAGACGCGCAGATTTACTCAGGGGAGTACGGCTAGAGCGCCAGCAACGTAGGGAAGGATTGCAGCAATATACGGGGCCTATAGGACCTGGCGCAGCAAGCCCTGTTGGGGGAAGAATCCGTCAAATGCAGGAAGTAGAGCAGCTTACAAAAGCTGCTTTTGCTGCTTATACCCAACTAACTTCGGTTGCTAAGGCGCATGACAACAATGTAACCAAAATAGAGCTTGCGAACGATGATGTTGTATTTAAACAAAAGTTAGCCCAGATTGATCAAGCAGCAGACGCAGAGTTGAAAGCTGCTAAAACTACAAATGCTGAAGCTTTAAAAGATTTTGACAGACGATTAAACAATAGAGTTACTAAGCGTAAAAACAGTCTTTTTGGGGACGCTACTGGTAAGGAAAGAGTTGGTGCGGCTGTTAGTGCCGGTGCTTTCCCGCTGTTGTTTGGCGGCGGTCCAGGCATGGCGATTGGTGGTGCGTTTGGCGGAGCTATTACAGGGTCTACTTTTGGACCAGCCTCTATCGCACTACAAGTGCTGGGCGGATTCGTTGATGAGCTTGCTGCAAAAGCCGCTACTCTCGGCCAGGCGTTAAATCTTGCAACGGCAGATGTTAATGCTGTTGTGGAGTCTTTAGGGCTGGTGGGCAGTCCAGTACAGGATGCAATACAAAGTCTGGAAGAATTAGCGGGTGAACAAGTAGCGCTTGAGGAAGCAACCAAGCAGCTTTCTTTAGTTGTTGGTGATGAGGGCGTTGAAGCTCTTACAGCTTTCGGTGATGTTTCAACACGTTTTGGAAACGCGCTTACCAAAACGACCACGCAAATTTTGGCCCAAATTGCAAGATTATCAGGACCCGTCGTAGGAAGAATAACGCAAGCACTGGAATTTCAAACTGATTTATCTGCAGCAAAAGCGTCTAAAGACCCAAGACAAGCATTGTTGCAAGCGCAACTTATTTCTAATGAAAAATCTCTTCTTGGGGACGTTACGGGTGCAGGTTTGCGGCGGCAGGCGGGAATAGAGGTGGAAATGGTGGGCTTACAAAGAAAAATTAAGCAAGAGGAAGAAGATCGTTTAGCTGTAAAAGTAGAAACGACAAGAATCGGTTCCGTTGAGCACGTAATTGCTAAAAATAATCTAGCAATTTCTAAACTAGAAGGGGATTTAACTAACACGCGTATATTTAATTTAGAAAAAGCAAATATCATGCAAGAAGCTATAGGTAAAAAGTTAGAAGAGGGTGCCGATATAAAGTTAATTGATATTGATAGAGACACAAAACTTTTAAACTTAGCTACTAAAAGAGACGATCAAATAGAAGCTGCAAGTAAAAGAAGCGCGGCAGCCAGTGACAAGCAACAAAGAGCCGAGGAAAGACAGCAGAGGGCGGTTGAAAGACGAGTTAAAGCTGTTGACCGCGAAATTGAGCGCACCGAAAATGCTTTTAATAAAGCAAGCCAGCAGCTTGATTCGATTACTCAAAAACATGAAGACAAGATGGCTTTTGAGCGAGAGTATTCTCGTTTAATTATGGAAGGCAGCACTCCTGCTGCGGCCAAACAAGCGGTAGAGCTGAAGAAACAACTATTAGAGCTGGATCGTGGTTATGAAAAATTACTGCAGACAGTAGATGCTCAAATTATTAAAACAGAAGCTTCTCTTGAGGACTTAAAGAATCAAAAAGGAGTTACAACTGAGTATGACGAGCAACTTAAAAAACTAAACGAGCTTAAAGAGGAAAGAGATGGTCTAAAAGACAAGAAAGGCAAAGCAGGCGGTGCTATTGAAGAAGCTTTAGCCCCTAAGACATTTTTAGACAAGTTAGGAACCGAATCAGAACGTCTTCAAGAAATATTGAATGATTTGGTAGACCCAGCAAATCAAGTGATTGCTGCAGCAAACGCGATAGGAGATGCGTTTAGCGAATCATTTAAAGGTGTTATTAGCGGCAGCATGACTGCTCAGGAAGCGTTGGCAAATCTATTCCAACGAACAGCAGACCACTTCTTAGATATGACGGCTCAAATTATTGCTGCTGCGATCAAGATGCAGGCTATCCAGTTCGTTACACAAATAATTGGGTCAATGGCTGGTGCTGCGGCTAGTGGCGGTGGCGCTGCCACTCCTGCAAGTAAGGCAGGCACGTTGACGACTGGTCCGTTGCCTAACCTTGGCTCAGGGCCTTCTTTCGGGAGTGTTAACGATTTTAAGCCTGCAACAATTCTTCCCGCTGCAAAATTTGCTGAAGGTGGTTTTGTTTCCAGCCCGACTAGCGCATTAATCGGTGAGGGTGGCGAGCCTGAGTACGTCATCCCAGCATCCAAGATGCGTGAAAGCATGTCGCGTTATTCGCGCGGTTCACGCGGCAATAGCGTTATTCCCACCAATGGCGGTGGAGCGGAAGACAGCGGCGGCGGAACTGCAGTTGCCGCACCAATCGATGTGCGCTACACCGTGGAACGCATCAATAGCGTTGATTATGTAACTGCTGATCAGTTCCAGAGTGGAATGCAAAGTGCAGCGGCACAAGGCGCACAACGCGGTGAACAGAACACGCTAAAACGATTACAGATGAGCGGTAGCACTCGCCGGAGGTTAGGAATGTGAGCCAGTACGCATTTGGCCATGCCACTCGAATCAAGCGTCGCAGCCCATCAACGGGCAAGCTAGAAACGCTTTACTTCTTCCAAAACTTTTTTCTCAACCAAGAAGCCACGCATAACGGCAATCAATATCAGTTTGTGCCATTTGGTTTTTCAGGCGTAACCGTTAATCGCACGGGTGACGGCCTAGAAGCAACTCTTGTGTTTCCTAACAATGGTTTGTCTCGCGCCTTGGCTGATGAAGCAATTGACCAGAACTGGCTTATTGAAGTTGACGTGTTGATTTTGGACGCTGACAACCCAGCAGGCACTCATCAAACATTGCATTCGTTTACGGGCCAAGCTGTTGGCGGGCAGTGGGACAACGTATCGCTAAACCTAAAGCTCAGTTCTATTTTGGATGCTGTTGGAACGGACGTACCAAGGCGCTCGCTGACGCAGCGGTTGGTTGGCAACCTACCCATTAGCAATAATGTCCGACTGCAGTGATCTAATTGGAATGCCGTATCGGCTAGGCGCCGACGGCAGCGATGGTCATATTGACTGCATCCACTTGTGTTACGAGGTTTGGGGACGAGTCGGAGTTAAAGGACCACCGTTTAAGCAGTCCTGGTACGAAGCCAACAAATGGGAAGTATGCAGGGATCTTTTGCAATGGGGTTTGCGGGTGGAAAAGCCTGCGTATGATGGGGACATTCTGTTGCTGCCAGATAGATCTTGGACATTCGCAGTGATTTGGCAGGAGGGAGTCCTGTACATCCAGCCAGAGAGGGAAAGAGTCCAGTGGTCTTTGGCCCGTCAATTTACGACGTACCACTGCTTCCGTACGAAAAACAATTAATAGAAACGATTGGGATAACAGAAGAAGAGTATCAACTATTTGCGGCTGAAGTACGTCGTCGTGGGGTAATAAGACCAGCAGAGTATGACCATATTCCAGAAATTTTTTGCGCTGAGCCTAAGTCAACAGCGGTAATTATTTTAATCAACTTGGCGATCAGCCTCACGTTGACTGGTGTCGCCTACTTATTAACACCAAAACCAAAAGAGCCATCGGCCTTTGGCAGCAAAGAGCTTGGCGGAGAAGCCGGAGCAAGTCGCTTCACGCCATCTCGTGGTTTTGAGACTTTGGCAGAACTTGGTGAATACGCTTCACCAATTCCTTTGTTGTTTGGTTTGTACCGCGAAGGCTATGGCGGTGGAATGCTTGCAACACCCAAACTGATTTGGTCTCGGATGTTTAGCCATGGAACGTTGCAACGCGCCAAGTTGTTGTACGTCGTTGGTGAGCAAGGCGTTGATAGAGGAGAAGGTATTGAGCAGCCTGAGCTAGAGGGTATTTTTCTTGGCAATAACGCCATTGACCCTCTTTTTGAGGATGCTTTTGCTTTTTATTGGAAAAAACAATCCGGCAACCCAAACAGGCGAAGAGTCCGCAACACAAATTTCTTGTACGGATCACAAAGTACACCCTCTTCGGGTGATCCAGACAAAGCTATTAATGGCGAAGTTTTTTACGCTCCAACTGGCGATGAAATTGACGCAGTAGGTCAATTTTGCCATGCTTATACACCAGCAAATAGCACGCAGTTTGGCGTTTTTGAGTCAATTGCAAACGGTACTTCTTACCGCCCAAATTATCGCATTGTTTCCATTACTGATGATGGCCACAGTGGGCCTACAAAACGTGCAGTAACAAGAGCACGGATTAAAATTGCTGGACTTAGTTTTAAAAATAATAAAGACTTGAGTGGAGTTGAACTTTTTAAAAAAGTTCGCCAGAAAGGGCAAGCAGGTGCTGGACGCAATTACAGCCCACGAATGGGAATTGTAGAAGTTACCCGAGCTTCTAATAACGATAAAATAACAACAACTGGCGATGAACTACAAAAAGTAGTAACGGTATCAAAAGGAGACAAGGCTGCTTTTGTAATTAGTACCACAAGTATCGACCCAGATATTTATGCACAGGAAAAAGACAGCACTAGGGAAAGTGTTGATGATATAAACAGCACGGTGGAGTCAATGCAGCTTGCAGCAGATGATGCGATGCAGGTTGGTGAACGGTTTGCCATTGCTGGAACGATATGGAAAGTAATTGATAGAAGGCTAGATCGCTTTGTGCCTAGCGGAGAAAACTTTAATCAGAATGGGAAAAAAGATGATAGCAGACAAAGAATTGATCTTGAGTGCGTTGACACTGAAGAGTCAAAATTTAATCGGATTGGAATAGTTAGTCTTTCAAAAGTTGTAGAGCCAAGCCAAGATTTTATTGGTGATAGTTTTCCAGATGGACCTAGAGCCTCGATTGACGAGGATTTCTACCCAATCACTAAAATTGCATCTGCAACAGTCAGAAACAACCGGCCTGCAGTCGTTACGGAAATTGGTTTAAAGAGCACTGTTTTTCAAAAGTTAAATGGCCTTTGTTCTTTTAATAGTTTACCGACGCCTGATGAGTTGAACGATTTAGATGACGGAAACGTTCAAGTAACAAGCGGAACAGTCACCGCAAATATTATAAGGTCAACTGTTTTTCGTGTGTTTGTGCGCAAGGCAGGAGTTGACAGCTCCACTTTTGCTGTTGTACCGATGTTTTTTGTGATCAAAGGAAATCGCCCGGTTGCACAGTACAACTTTATTCGTTTTGCGTTAGCTCCAGGGGAAGAAGCACAAGAGCTTGAATTTAAGTTTGTACAGTTCCCTGGAGCGGAGCTGCGCAGTCTTTCTAGTGGCGAGCATTTGATTGACTTATCTCATTCTGTATCTAGCCAGTCAGCAAGTATGAGGTTCCAGACCTTACCGGTTGATGGCATTGGATCGTTGACAATAGGTGTTAGCGGCAAGCAAATTACAAAAGAACAAATTACCGAGAACAAAGAATTTATGCGAGCGCCTAGGACAATTCCTGGCTCAAGTACGACTACATTCCCCGACAGCGTTGTTCGCGTTCGTGATGCCCCAGCCACTGTTGCTGGTACAAATGCTAAAGCAATTGGACGGATTGGAAACATTAGCAATCAGGGAACCGCAGCTAATTCATACAGTGACAATAACCACGGAGGCCGAACTGGTGCTTTTGGGCACGCCATGATTGGCAATGCAGGTGACTTTAATTTTCCCTCACCTTTCTTTATTGTTACTCAAGAATTTTTAAACGACAACCCACGCAAGTGGATCAGTATTTTGTGGACTTACGAACGCAACGAACTACCTTTAAATCATTTTGCTAGGAAACACAATGGTGCCGAGTATGTTTGGAGTCCAGTCTCCCTAAGTGTTGTTGGAAGCTCTGGCAATTTTACGGAGGGAGAAGAGTTTGAAGTAATGCGCGGAACTAGATCTACAGAAAATTTAACCAGCGATCCAAATTATCCAGATAGCAATCCTTTTAAAGACAATCCTAATGCGCCAGACGGTTATCAAACAATTAGATGGTCAGGTTTCAAAATTAAAGTTACTTCAGCCGAAGCAACTGGAGCTATAGCTGGCCGAAGACAAGCTTACTTGTATCAAGTTTTTGGTGATGCAGCAACGGAAGGCCCAATTGGCAGTACTAAAACAGTAGAAAGAGAGTTCACAAAAGGCAATAAAACAATGCAAGTTAGTTTAACTTCAAAAATTCGTTATCAGTTTCCAGAAGTTCGCGGTAAAGAAGCAATTTGGACTGCCCCTGAAGTTGTTGTCAGACAATTGTCAGGGACATCACAGGATTGGGAAAAAGGCGAAGAATTTGAAGATTTAATTACGATTACTAGCAACAACCCTTACTTGACAGAAGCATATCCTAAAGCAGGTTTTGTCTTCCAGGTCGGCAACTTAATTGAAGAAATTACTGCTCCTAGGTTTAACTCGAAACAAAAGTTTGCGGACCAAACTCAATATAGCGACATAAGTTTTTATCGAAATTTTGTTGACAAATCAAACTCTAGTCAACCTGAACATGAAATTGTATATGTAAATGAGGTGCAGGAAAACGAGGTGCAAGAGGACGAAAAGCTGCCAGGAATGGATAATCTTGTGCTTGCAGGTCTTTCGCTTAAAGCAACTCGTAACTTCACTCGCCTTGACCAACTGCGGATGTGGCTAGGTAAAGGGTTGCGAGTGGAGCGGTTGCACCCAAGAAAAATAGCTGCTTATGGGGACTCTGACGAGAGCGGCCCAAGCAATTTGTTTACTGATCTAATCTATTACTTAATGACGGATCAGACGGGTGGCGCTGGAGCGTTGCTTGGCATGACATCCGACGACCCAGTTTTAATCAATAAAGACGACTTAATTGCTACGTCTAAATTCTTAGAAACACAGAAATTGTTTTTTAACGGGCCAATTGTTGAACGGACCAACTTGCGTCAGTTTATTGCAAGTGTTGCGCCGTTTTTCTTATGTAATTTTGTTATTGCTGACGGTAAGTTCTCTTTAAAACCCGCTTTGCCAACAAATGCAAGCGGCAGTCTTAATGATGGTCCAGTGATAATTGAACAAATATTTACTGCAGGCAATATTCTTGAAGATACATTAGAGATCGAATATCTTAGCGCTGAGGAACGCAGGCCATTCAAAGCAGTTGTTCGCTATCGAGAAGAAAGAAAAAACAAGTTGCCACAGGAGCGGACAGTAGAGGTAGAGAACGTAAAGAATGCCCAGTATCGCGATAAAGGGCTTGAGACTTTGCCTCGGGAACAGTTTGACCTAACGCAGTTCTGTACAACAAAAGATCATGCCGTAAAGGTTGGCAGGTACTTCTTGGCGTTGCGGCGCTTGGTCACACATACGATCAGTTTCTCAACAACAGTTGACGGCTTAGCAATTCAGGCTGGTTCGTACATTCGGGTTATTACTGAATCAAGCCCGTACAGCGGCGCAAATACTGGGACGGTCAGCTCAACGGGTGTGGTGACAAGCGTGTCTGACCTTTCCGACGGAATGTATACCGTTGATTACTACAACAGCTACGGTGGCGATGATGTCGTGACCGATAAAAAAATGGAAATAGCTGGAGGCAGAGTGGCGGATGCTACATTCCATGGTTCTATTTTTACAGTCAAAAATCTCACTGTTTCTCAGAACGTTTATGTCATTGAACAACTGACGTTCTCTCAAGAGGGCACGGTAGACATTGTTGCTTCAGAGCATCCCTGCGTTGGAGAAAATGGAAAATTTAAAAGTTTATTGGTTGCTGCCATGCTGGGTAACGACGAGGTTCTAATCACCTAATGCCTTTTCCTTCGCTCGTTCCAACCAGCCGTTCTTTTGATGCGGGGGACTACCCGATCAAAACGTTTAAGTCGCAAAACGGCGCTGAAACGCGGATTCTGTACGGCAGCAACCGCACCAACATGAAGCTGTCACTGAGTTACGCCAATATCACTGACGCAAACGCTGAGTTGTTCCTTGACCACTACGACGAGATGAAGGGCACCTTCACGACATTTCCTGTTGGGCGAGATACGGGTAAAGGTGGGTGGGAAGGCAACGCTGATGCAATTGGAGCGTCAGAACACGGCAATTCGTATCGCTACGAAAGCGCACCACAATTAACGCAGGTGCGGCCTGGGGTTAGCACTGTTACAGTGAATCTCATTGGCGTGATCTGATGGCAAAGGTCTATACCGGCAGAGATGGCGTCTTACAAGTCGCTGGTACGACCGTTGCCAAAGTGTCGAGTTTCTCGGTGCAAGCAAACCTTGAGACGTTAGAAACCACAACCCTTAGTGAGAATATTCGCAGTTACGTCCCAGGCGTTGTTGGCTATACGGGTAGCTGCAGCTTGCTTTATTACAAAGAAGACAGCGGTTCAATCAACACCACAAGCCTGTTAAGCGCACTGGTCAAGACTGGTTCGGCTGGTGTTACCAGCAGCGACACCGTTGATCTGACATTCCGTTGGGTAGATGGTGCGGACATTAACGACATCAAGATCAACGCTTACGTTTCAAGCGCCACGATGGGTGCTGCTACTGCTGATTTGGTGCGTGCTGAGATCTCGTTTATTGGCACGGGAGAACTGCTAGCCGCCACGATCTCATGAGTGTTTACCTTGGGACATTTGGGAAAGTTGAACTGCAACGCCAGTTTGATGGAAACAACATTACCGGCACGATTGACACTGGTGATGTCAATGCTACAGCAAAACGTTTTAGCTTTGACTTTGACCACGGGCAGTTAATTACCGGCGATCAAGTTGAGATCAAAAGCACTGACAGTAGTGCGCTTGATTTTATTAACAGCTATACAGATTCAAGTGTAAAAAAGTTTATTCACGTTGATGACCTTGGTGGCATCAGGCTTTATAACACTTTCGCTCATGCCGTAAACGGTGGTTCAACAAACGCAGTAGCGCTTGCAGTTCCTGGCAACGAAATTTCAATTGCTGTCACTGTTGAGAACAGTATTGCTCGTTTGCTGGCACAGGTTAATAGTTTTGAGTTAAATACTGAGCGCGAAACTGTTGATACAACAACGCTGTCTGATGAGTTTAGAAGTCGTATTAGTACGTTGATGTCTGGCTCTGGCCGGATGTCATGTTTCTGGGAATACACAGGCGATACGGCAAACGAATTGCCTAATTACTTGGTTGAGCTTTCCTTGCGTACCAAGGTTGGCAGCCAGTTCCATGCAAAGTTCTATATCAAAGCAAGCGGCTACAACCCTGGTGGTGTGTCAGCAAGAGACGGCGACGATGTTTTTTACGACTTTGATGCAGTGATTACGTCGTGTGCTGTGCAGTTCGCGCCAGACAACACAGTGCAAATCACAGCAGACTTCATCACGACTGGAGCGGTAGAGCTGAAAATGAATACGTTTGTACCTGACGACCTCGTGCAAGAGGACTCTGGTGAAATACGCTTGGATCAAGACGGTGCAGCTAAACTGCAACTAGAGACCGACCTTTAAGCAGGGAGCTGACCATCGATGGCTGATTTAAAAATCAGTGAACTAGCAGCTCTGGCCGGGAATAACCTGGCTACTGCTGACTTGGTTGCTGTTGTTGATAGCAGCGCAAGTGAAACCAAGAAACTCACGGTTGGTGATCTGGTTGCAAATGGCGTCACGCTGATTTCTGACGCCACGATTCCAGGCGCAAAGATCTTATTTGCTGATGGTGGTATAGCCACAGCCAAAGTTGCTGATGCCGCAATCACTACCGCAAAGGTGGCTGATGACGGAATTACAGCAGCAAAGCTCGCAAACGAATCCACTGTTGACCTAGTCACAACGCTGCCTGGATCTGGAGCGTTTACAGGTCAGCTTGCATTAGATACAGACGACAGCAATCTGTATTGCTGGAACGGATCTGCATGGATCAGTCTGAAGGCTGCCGGTTCAATTAATGCTGTCACTGGCAGCACGGTTGGCCTAGTTGACATTGTTGTCACCACCACAGGGTCAAGCGTTGCTATTGCTGCAACTCAAAACGACACTGATGCAGCGAACAAGTTTTTAGCAGGCCCAACCAGCGCTGGTGGGACGGTTGCTTATAGAACGATCGATGGCAGTGACATTCCTGTTGCTACGACAAGCGCCAAGGGTGGTGTGATTGTCAATGGTGAAGGACTCCGCATGGACTCCAACACGATTGAAGTTGATAACGACGTATCAGCTAGTGGCACGCACCATGTGGTGACGTATAGCGCCAAAGGTTTAATCACTGGCGGTCGTGCGATTACATCAGCAGACATTCCAGCAGCTACAAGTAGCGCAAAAGGCGGAGTTATCCCTGGCTCGGGACTTGCTGTTGATGGCAGCGGCAACATTAACCACAGCAATACTGTTGCGGCTGGAACTTATACGAAAGTCACTGTTGATGCCCAAGGGCACATTAGTACAGGCGCTACTTTGGCGGCCAGCGATATTCCAGATTTATCAGCAGCAAAGCTGACAAGTGGAACTATTGGCAGTGCATTGCTTGCCTCTGATGCAGTCACTGCAGCAAAACTTGCAGATCAATCTGTTACCAAGTTTGGTGGTGCTGGCGCAACCGATAACGTCGTTACCTTCCCAGCCGGTGACTACAAAGGTCAGTTCTTCTTTGATGAGAAAAACGAAGATCTCTACGTCTTTACGGGAGAATCGTTCCTGCCGATCACAGTTATTAGCGGCAACCTTGTTAACGCTGGAACGTATAACGCCGCCACAAACTTAGTTGGTTCTGTCACGACTGCTGGTTCTGCTGCTGGCTTTTCGGCAGGAGGGGCTCTGCCGAGTCCCGCCACGGGGAATTTAAATTATTACGTGGTCGTGAGCGATTCGGGCACCGGCTCCGGAAACGCCCCTGCTGTGAGTTTGGCACCGCCAGACATGCTCATATCTTTGGGCGCGGGGAGCACGTTCCAATTAATTGATGTCTCCAACGCTATCGCGGGCCAGACTGCATCGAATATTTCGGTTGTTGCAACTGGAACAATCAGCAGCACAAACGTGCAGGCTGCACTGCAGGAACTTGACACTGAGAAGTTAGGCGCAGCTAGCCCAACATTTACTGGCACGGTGTTACTGGGTCAGAACGCTGTCTTGGCGTTTGAAGGCTCTGCGAATGATCAGTACGAAACCACAATTACGGTTGTCAACGCTACGGCTGATCGCACGATCACATTTCCAAATGTCAGCGGTAACGTCATTACCTCTGGTGATACGGGAACAGTTACCAGCGCAATGATCGCTGATGCCACGATCGTCAATGCTGATGTAAGTGCTACGGCTGAGATTGCAGTTAGCAAGCTTGCAAACGGCACAGCACGTCAACTTCTACAAACTGATACTGCTGGCAGCGGCGTTGAATTTACAAGCAACGTTGATGTTCCTGGAACGTTAGACGTTACGGGTGTTGCAACGTTCGACAGCACATCAACTTTTGCGGGTAACGCTACGTTCAATGGCAGCCTGATCTTTGAGGGTGCAACGCCTGACGCGCATGAGCTGACGCTG